GATCTTCAATACTTTTAAAGATACTCGTCATATGGTATTTGACGATGATTTAGATTTTGTTGTAAAAGAACCAAATCCTGGTGAAGGTACTAAATGGTTATCTCGTCGTTTTACTGACGAAGACTTTGATGAAGGGTTTGCTCTTTTAGAACAATGGATGGATGAAGGTATTGCTTATGGCGGATTCTTACCTGCTTGGGTTATCCCTGATGTTAAACAATGGCCAGTTCGTGAATGCCAGCGTATGATGACTAATTGGTTCTTCAACGGTCCAAAAATTCCGCGTGATTTAGAATGGAGTCGAGTTGCAGCAGCTGAAGACTTTGACGTGAATCTTCAACTTCTAACTCGTGGATTTAAAAATCGTATCAGTGCTAAATATATGGTAACATGTTCAGAAACAAATGCAGAGGGTGGTTGTTCTACTTGGCGTACTCTTGAAGTACACAATGAAGCTCAATTACTTCTTGCTGAATTGTGGCCAGACTTTGTTAAAGTAAGAGAAAAGGTAGTTCCATCTGGACCGTGGAAAGGTCAAGTTAAATTAGCAACTACAATTCAACATAAGAAAGCATACGAGTCTAGCCAAGTAAATAGTTTGGAGGAATTTTTTGGATGAAGTATGCAAGTATCGTTCCCCTTATTGGAGGGGAAACTATCGCAATGGAGAATGCATTTGGTAAAAGACCGGAGTATATTTTAAGTTATGAGCCGTTTCAACACAACGATCTTCACATTGTCAACCACTATAAAGGAGAGGTTCCTTACCATGTGCTTGATGACAATAGTAGTTCCTCTAATTATCCCTATGTCGATGTTGTTAATACTGTTTGTCCTTGCGCTGGTCTTAGTAGCTTATCTCCTTCGGCTAGTAGCACAAATAGCGCTAATGATTGGATGTTTGTTACTTCTGAGTATGTCTTGGGTACTATGGGTCCTAGAGTTTTCTGGGGTGAAAATGCCCCACGATTGGCAAGTAAAATGGGAGAACCTGTCGTTAAGCGTCTCAGAAAAATTGGAGAAAAGTATGGATACACCTTTACTATCTACAAAACGAAATCCCTTTTACACGGATTATCCCAAGTAAGAGATCGTACATTTTATTTTTTCTGGAAAGACGATAGAGTACCCGTTTTTGAATATATAGAAAGGGTACACGAAAAGATTGAGGAAACGATACGCTCCGTGAAGCGGGATCCCAATGATCCAATGAGTCAAGTCCTCACAAACTCTCGGGTCCCTTCTGAGAATCCTTTTTATAGGTACGTGCTTGAAGAAATTGAAGGAGGTATCACACACAAAGAGTTCTCTGCTAAAATTGAAAGAACTACAAATCCATTAGACTATATTGAGTCCAAAGGGATCAAATATAGAAAAGTAGCTGAATGGATGGAAGAGCATGGTTACGATCGTGAGGCAGCTAAGTGCAAACGTATGCATGATAAGCTAGCATCAGGTGGTAACATTATGCGAAAAAATACTGAAATTCCTAAAAACTTTATTGGCGCCTTCGTAGGCCATATGCCAACCTCTATTGCTCACCCTGATGAAGATAGGTACTTAACCATACGTGAAGCAATGTCAATTATGAAACTACCCGAAGATTTTCAACTGACAGGAGGTCTCAAAAACCTAAATCATATCTGTCAAAATGTACCAGTTACTACGGCTACAGATATGGCAAATCAAGTTAAAAAATACCTAGATAATGAACTAGATTCTATTGATACCAATTTTATGATTCAAGACAATAAAACTAAAACATTAGATTACGAACAAATTGGTGTACAATTGGATCAATTTATGGTATAATAATAGTATTATTACCAAGGAGAAATATATGTCTATAATGGATAAATTGAAAAAGAACTCAAAGGTGAAGACCACCTCGGTTCTATCTGAGTCGCAATTCTTTAATGAAAAAGATCAAATTGCGACTGATGTACCAATGATAAACGTAGCTTTATCTGGTTCTATTGATGGTGGTTTGGCTCCAGGTCTTACTGTTCTTGCTGGTCCATCCAAACATTTTAAGACGTCTTTTGCCTTGCTTATGGCAAGTGCTTATCTTAAAAAGTATAGTGATGCTGTACTTCTTTTCTATGATTCAGAGTTTGGTTCACCTCAATCTTACTTTGAAACATTTGATATTGATACCCAACGAGTACTTCATACTCCAGTTATGAATATCGAAGAACTTAAGTTTGATATAATTAATCAACTTGAAAATATTGATCGTAAAGATCGAGTTGTGGTGGTAATCGATTCTATTGGTAATATTGCATCTAAGAAAGAACTTGAAGATGCTATCAATGAAAAGTCTGTTGCTGATATGTCTCGTGCTAAGCAACTTAAATCTTTGTTCCGTATGACTACTCCTTATCTAACAATGAAAGATATTCCATTGTTGGCTATTAACCATACCTATAAAGAACAATCTTTGTTTCCAAAAGACATCGTATCTGGTGGTACTGGTGTTTACTATTCTGCAGATAATATCTGGATTCTTGGTAGACGTCAAAACAAAAAAGGTACTGAAGTTACTGGTTACGACTTCGTAATTAACGTAGAAAAATCTCGTTTTGTAAAAGAAAAATCTAAAATTCCTGTATCTGTTTCTTGGGAAGGTGGTATTGAAAAATACTCAGGTCTACTTGAAGTTGCCCTTGCGGGTAATTATGTTACGAAACCAAAAGTTGGCTGGTACGCTCGAGTTAATCAAGAAACTGGTGAAATTGAAGAAAAGAATTTTCGCGAAGCTCAAACTCTATCTGAAGAGTTTTGGGATCCTATCTTCAACAATACCGATTTTAAAGAGTTTGTCAAAAAACAATTTACAATTGGCCATAAAAGTGTGATCGAAGGGGATTTACTTTCTGATGAAGATGATGTATAATGATATTACTCTTGATGATTACACCTTTGCAGATAACGGCTTCAACGAATTATGGGCTGTTAAACTGCTTACTAAATATGAAGGTGTAGTCTATTGTTATGGAAAGGTTACAGCTAAGATAGATGAAATCGCAGACAATGGTGATGGTATTGCTTCTCTTAAGTTTCAATACGACATTCTTGAATCAGGTGAATTTGATAAAACAGAACTTGAAAACTCTAAAGATTTCAAAAACTATCTTGGTGATGTACTTAACCATATTTTACAAGATGCATTTGAAAATGACAAATACAGGATAGGTGATGGCGAAAATCCAAACAACAATACTCAGGAACTTACTAACGAATGAAGAATTTACTCGACGAGTAATTCCATATCTAAAAAAAGAATATTTCGAAGATGACCATAGAATCGTGTTTAACACGATTGTTGGTTATGTAGGTAAATATAATCGTATCCCTACTCGTGAAGCTCTAAACATTGAGCTATCTGATTCAAACGTAAGAGAAGATCAAATCCAAGCTGCTGCAGCTTTGGTTAATGAAGTCTCAAATCCAGAGCCAGCTGATATGGAATGGCTTCTAGAAAAAACAGAAAAGTGGTGTCAAGATCGCGCTGTCTTTTTATCCATTATGAAATCTATCGAGATTATTAATGGCAAAACAGATCTAACTTCAAACGCAATACCAGATATTCTAAGTAATGCTCTATCTGTTTCCTTTGACCAAAATATTGGCCACGACTATATAAATAATTCAGACGATCGTTTTGATTTCTATCATCGTGATGAGGCAAGAATGCCATTTGATCTTGAGTACTTTAATAAAATAACAAAAGGTGGATTACCCAACAAAACACTCAATATTGCACTGGCTGGAACTGGTGTAGGTAAATCATTATTCATGTGTCACGTTGGAGCCTCGGCTTTGGCTCAAGGTAAAAACGTACTATACATTACTTTAGAAATGGCAGAAGAACGAATTGCCGAACGTATCGATGCCAACCTCATGAATATGCCAATTGATCAACTTGAAAAAATGGATAAAGCTACCTTTGATGATAAGATCTCAAAGATTGCAAAGAAGACAGTAGGTAAACTAATTGTCAAAGAATATCCAACCGGGTCAGCTCACACTGGCCACTTTAGAGCATTATTGAAAGAACTAAAATTGAAAAAGAATTTTAGTCCAGATATTATTTTTATTGATTATCTCAATATCTGTTCTTCGGCAAGAATGAAAGGTCTAGGTGGATCCATTAACACGTATTCCCTCGTCAAATCAATTGCTGAAGAAGTTCGAGGACTTGCAGTTGAATTCGACGTCCCAATTGTCTCAGCAACTCAGACAACTCGATCAGGATATTCAAACACTGACGTTGGCCTTGAAGACACATCGGAGTCTTTTGGATTACCTGCCACCGCCGATCTTATGTTCGCGCTCATCAGTAACGAAGAGCTCGAAGGACTCGGACAAATCATGGTCAAACA